ACTAATCATTGGCGGAGTGGCTTTGATTTCTATCATCCTGACCGCTTATACTGCTTTTGCTACTTACGAAGATGTAAAAACTAGAAAGGCACATGATGAAGATATTTAGTTTAGAGTTCTGGAGCTATGCAGGGGAAAGAGCAATCAAGACAGTTGCTCAGTCTGCAATCGCTGTTCTAGGCACAGGCTCAATCGGCCTGTTTGCTATTGACTGGGTTTCGCTTGCATCGGTTTCACTCGGTGCAGGACTTCTGTCAATCCTGACCTCGGTAGCCTTCAAGAAGGACTAACGCTCAGAGGGCAAGGTCGCTGCCCAAATCCCATACTTCTGACCCGACTCAACCGCATACCTAAAGCACTCGGCCTTGACAGGGCAGGTGTCGCAAAGTTTCTTGGCGATCACAACAGACAGCCTTCGGCGTGTCTCGTCTCGAATTTCCTCGGGATAAAATAACTCAGGGAAGTCCTCACATGGCACACCGCCAGCGGCATGAATAGCCTTTAGCAAGCGGTAGTGCTTCTGGTCGAAATGTCCCATTGCCCTAGCCTAATTTGAAAATGTCGGTGGCAGGGTAGAAACTATGACCATGTTCAAAACACACGCACCTGAGAAGTTCAACAACGCAACCCTACTCGGAGTCTTTGAGGCTGGTTCTGACGAGTGGCACAACGCTCGCAAGGATTCAATCGGAGGTTCGGAGATTTCCACAGTAATGGGATTGAACCCATTCGAGTCATGCTATGCGCTTTTCTGCAAGAAGACAGGCCGTATCCCGTCACAGATTGACGAGAACTGGGCAATCAGATTCGGCAAAGCGTTCGAGTTGCCAATCCTTCAGCTCTGGTCAGAGGAACACCCTGAGTATGAAGTCTTTCTGACTGGCACTTACCAAGATGCGCTTATTCCATTCCGTCACGCTAACCCGGATGCGCTAGCTCGACACAAAGAGACTGGCGAGTGGATTGTGATTGAGGTCAAGACAGGCAGACAAACTTGGGAAGAGTTGCCTGCTGGTTACTACGCTCAAGTGCAGTGGTATCTCGACATTCTCGGACTGAAGAAAGCCGCCTTGGTTGCAGTCGCAGGAATGACTTGGCACGACTACTGGATTGAGCGTGATGACTTTGAGATTGACATCGCTCGCCAGAAGGCAATTGACTTTCAGGCTTGCCTGTTCGCAGATCAGCGACCTGAGTGGGATGGCTCGGAGTCAACTTATGAGGCTGTCCGTTACCAGCACCCGCTGATTGACGAAACCGAGGTTGAGATTGACTCGCTGCACTACCTGTCAAACGCACAGGCTAAATACGATGAGGCAGCGGAAGAACTGCGCCTGATCAAATCACAGGTTCTCGATGCAATGGGTCGAGCTAAACACGCCTACATGGAAGTTGACGGACAGAAAGTTCGCATAGCATCGAGGCAGGCAAAGGGAGAAGGTCTCCCCTATCTAGTAGTCAAGAAGGGAAAGAAATAATGGCTAGGTTTGACCTAACACAATATGCAACTGTGGCAGAGAGGTTGGCGCAGTTTCACACCGACTATCCAGACGGCAGAATCACAACCACATTGGTTGAAAGCAAAGACATGGGCAACGGCAAGACGCAATGGGTTGTGAAAGCTGATGTTTTCCTAACGGCTGGAGACCAAGCTAATTTTCTTCCGAAGGGAACTGGTTTCGCTGCTGAGGTTGACGGCACAGGCGGAGCAAACAATGTCGCAGCACTTCCCAATGCAGAGACTTCTGCAATCGGTAGAGCCTTGATGGTGATCGGTTACGCAATGAATAAGAACAACTCACTTGCAAGCAGGGAAGAAATGGAAAAGGTTGCAAGGATGGATTGGCTCGAAAGAGCTGGTAGTCTTGGCACAATCGAAGAACTGCGAGACCTTTATGCACAAGCTAAAGCCAACAACGCTTCTCAGGAAGTCCTAGAAGGGTTGAAACTTTATGCTCAGCGATTTGAAGAGAGCCAAGCTACAAGAGCTGGAGGAGGCGTATCTGGTGGCAAGGTTTCGAGGACAGGAAAGTGAAGCTCAGTTCTGGAACAGGGAACTCATCGAGCTTCTGTTAGGGGTGTTGAGTGATACAGGAAATCCAGAGGCAACTAGCGGAACTGATAGCGGAGAACTCTAAGGGTTCGACTGCGCTGTTTGAGGCTGAGAAGGCGTTAGCTGAGGCCGAGTATGACCTAGACCTAGCCGAGCAGAAGGCTTACATCAAAGCCGCTGGGACTGTTCGAGACCGGGAAGCTATTGCCAAACTTGAGTCTGCTGATCTGAGGCTGGCTAGGGATTTGAGGAAGGCCGAGCTGGGTCGAATCAGGCAGAAAATAAAAAGCATTGAGACCGCCAGCATGGTCCTCGCTACCCAAGCCAAACTCATAGGGCAGGAAAGCCGTCTGTGAAGCGACAGGAGGCTCTTAGACGGGCTGTCGAGGCTCACCCCTACTGCCCCCACTGCGGGGCTACAAATGGCCTACAAACGCATCACAGGGCTAATAGAGGCATGGGTGGCTCGAAGGCTATGGATAGGTTTGATAATTTCTTGCGTGTTTGCCCTGAATTGAACTTTGCGATGGAGTCCGATCCTGCAATGGCTACCGAGGCCAGAGACATGGGCTGGAAGCTAGGCAAGTGGGATGGCTTCGACTCGCCGTATTTTGACAGGGTGGCTATGCAATGGTTCTACCTGACCGAAAATGGGCAGAAAATAGCCTGTGACCCGCCAAACTACCTGATTTAAGCCGTTACCAAACTGTTATCCGACACGCCGAAAACCCTCTTGACAGGTTGTTATTGGTTGTTATAGATTGTTACCACAAGGGAAGAAAGGACCCGAAAATGACACAGAACAGAATTGCACTAGCAAAAGAACTGATTACATTGGCAGATGTTTTACTAAGAACTGGCACAGGCAGAAAAGATGATGTTAGAAAAGACATTCAGTTTATTGTGAATGCGCTGATTGAAGATGGAGCATCAAAGGAAGACTTAGACGCATTTCTAAGGGTGGTTGCAGCATGAATCTAGTTACAATCAAGCAAGCTGCAGAATCATTGTCGGTGCATCCGAATACAATTCGCAACTGGATGAAGGCAGGGAAAATAAAGGCCATAAAGTTTGGGCCTAACACAATCAGGATTTCACTTGATGAATTGAAGGGGCAAGAATGGACATCGAGGAATTAGCTCGCAAGATGCGAGAGCGAGCCTTGAACATCGAGGCAAGGGAAGAAAAGAAAGACCTGTCAGAACGCAAGCGCAATCAAGACCAACTAGACGCAATGAAGAAACTCTATTTTCATGCAGGTCGTTGGGCAGGCGGAGCAAGAGACAGAACCGCTAAGGCAGCATTTCAGCGGGTAAGCATAGGTGCATGATGAAAAGTGAGAAATGGATTCAACAAGGGCGTGATGAGATGCTCTCAACAATCATTAGAAAGTTTGAGGGGCTTCATGACGAATACACAAGACAGGGCGATGAAGATTCGGCAGACTTACTGACCGACTTAGTTGCTTGGATGCAAGACGATTTAGAAGGGATAAGCAATACAAATGTTGTCTGCAAAAGTAATCGTTGGCGATAATCGAGAAACACTAAAACAACTGCCAGACCGGTCAGTTCAAACTGTTGTCACCTCACCGCCATATTGGGGATTGCGAGATTACGGCAATGATGACCAAATTGGTTTAGAGCAATCGCCATCAGAATTTATTGAGCAACTTTGTTTGGTATTTGATGAGATTTGGAGAGTGCTAAAAGATGACGGAACCCTATGGGTCAACTTAGGTGACAGTTATGCTGGAAACAATAGCCGAGCATCTAACGGAGGTCGAGCTGGTTATGGGACTGAGCGTGAGGGGGTGTTCGCTAAGTCTGGAGATGGACTTAAAACCAAAGACTTAGTTGGCATTCCTTGGCGGTTTGCTTTTGCAATGCAAGACAGGGGTTGGTATTTGAGGCAGGACATAATCTGGCATAAGCCAAACCCAATGCCTGAGTCTGTGACTGACCGATGCACAAAGTCGCATGAATACATCTTCCTGCTAACTAAAAGTCCAAAGTATTACTTTGACAATGTTGCAATCAAAGAACCTGTTTCAGAGGTCAGCCTAAAGCGAGCTGAGTATGGATGGGATAGTGACAGGCCGTCAACGAAAAATGCCAGCATGGGGGGTCAGGGTATTCATGTTGAAAAGATGGGGACACGCTTTGTCAATCCAGAAGGTCGAAACAAGAGGTCTGTCTGGACAATTACAACTAAGCCATACAAAGAGGCTCACTTTGCAACCTATCCGCCTGATTTGATTTTACCTTGCATTCTTGCAGGGTCAAAAGAAGGTGACATAGTTTTAGATCCCTTTAGCGGTTCGGGAACTACAGGAGAAGTGGCACTAAAGCATAATCGCAACTACATTGGCCTTGAGCTAAACCCCGAGTATGCAAAGCTCTCTGAAAAGAGGCTGACTGACGCTATCGGAATGATGGCAGAGGTTACAATACAGTAAAATAAAAGAGGGCCAGACCGAAATCTGACCCTCACCGATAAGTAGAGTATCGGCAGTTCCTAATTCTAGGCGATTGCCGAAGAATTGAGGAACATTGAGCGCAGAAGCCACAACAGCGGTTCTCCACCATTCCAAAGCCGAGGGAACTGCCAAGCTAGTCCTTTGGGGAATAGCCAATCACCACTCAGACGCCGGGGCTTGGCCTTCGATTGCCACTCTTGCCAAATACGCAAAAGTCTCTGAGCGCAGGGTTCAACAAATAATTCGAAACCTTGAGAAGCTCGGTGAAATCCTCATTGAGGAACAGGGTGGATTTGGGACAAACCAATACAAAACTAACCGCTATCACATTCTGATTCAATGCCCGGCTGATTGTGACGGATCGCTTAATCACAAGACAGGGGTGAAATCTGGTGCAGTCAGGGGTGAAGTGCAGAGTCCGTCAGGGGTGAAGCCTATTTCAC